TGGCGAGTAAACCCCCAGGATGGTGTAGCGGAGCTGTTCCAGCTGTCAACGGCTGGAAAGATCCAAATACAAATGAACTTCTCGTATCTGGTAGACATACTCAAGATCAAATCGATGAGTTCCACGGTGTTCCATCAGTACAAGAAGTTTTGATTGAAGCTATGCCAGAGCCGGTGGCTGATACTGAAGAAGACGAGTATTGGACATCAGATGATCTTCATGGCATGAGTAAAGTAGAACTTGAAGAACTTGGTCGTGAATTCGGTATTGAATTGGATCGGCGTCAAAATAAGCAAGCATTGATAGAAGAACTTGAAGCAGTAATGTTTGATTAGTTGAATATATAACTATATGATGATATTCAATGAACTTACTGAAGAGAATCTATTTCTCTATGCCGCTAAACACTATCGCAATCCTCAATTCTCGGATATAGAAGAATTCTATGAGGATTTGAAAAGGTTTAAATATATTAAGCGATTGCTTAATCGTTATATAGATCAGGGCGAGCTTGCTGAAAGATTGATTCTCAATCATACGATTGTAGTATTTAATTCTTTTGGAATAGAAGCCGCCCTGAGTATATTTGATATAAAGTTAGCTGATAAACACTGGCCAATCATTAAACCTTTTTTAGTTTATTTGAAATATATAAAAGACGATCAGTATACTGGAATAGCGATGAACCAAGAAGTAATTAATGCGCTAAGGAAAATCTAATGGGTGTAATTAAAAGAGCAGCAGATCTAGCTTATACGTTTCGGTTCATACGTATGCTTGTCATGAAATGGGAAAACTGGGACGCCTACAAAGAAGGCGTTATCGATAAAGATGGAAAGCGTATCAAATCTGTTAAGCTTGACACCAGCGAGAAGAAGTCTTCTTACACTCCTTTTATTCGCCTCGCTGCTAACGTTAAACGCCTGCTCAGTAAAATCCCTGGTGGAGGATCTAAACTTGGATCGTTCGCCGCAGCTTTGTATCTCATTAAAGAAAAATACGAACTATCCGACTGTAACGTTGAACAGATCATGCGGAAAGTAGATATTGACACGCTGGATTTTTTAAATGAAGAAAACAAATGGTTCGTTCTTGAGAACAGCCAAATGTCACCCGGCGTTTATAGAGTGAAAGAACCTAAGATTTTAAACTCTACATTTGAAGAAATTGTTATGCCAAAGGACCAGATTAAATTCCACGAAGAAGCATTTCCTATTGGAAACATATTTGGTATAGATGTATATGAAGCAGTACATCTAAAAACAAATCAGACAATATATGTAACAGCTAGCGAGATTTACAAATGAAGAAACAATCAGAAGGACTGTGGGCTAATATTTGGGCTAAACGACGTGCTGGAAAGAAGATGCGGAAGAAGGGCGAAAAGGGTGCTCCAACAGCCGCAGCGATTAAGTCGGCTCAAGGTAAGAATGAAGATACGACAACTGCTAATATTCCTAATCCAGCTAGTACAGCAATGGGACCTCGTATTAAATCGATCAATGTTACAGATCGTAGAAGAAAAAAGAGTCAAGTCCCTATGCTGTTAAAACGCTTTAGAAAATACTCAGAAGAAATGGAGACAAATTGATGCTTTCGATATTAGGATCATTGATTGGTTTCGCCTCATCCGCTGTACCTGCGATTACAGATTCGTTTAAGGACAAAGCAGATAAGAAGCATGAAATCGAGAAGATGAAGACAATGGCCGAGCTGAGAGCTCAAGGCTATGATCACGAAATTAAAGTATACGAACAGATGGGTGCGGACAAAGAGCACGATCGTCTGATTCAACACGATATAAGTATTAACAAAGGAACAGGGTTTATCTCTGGATTGCAAAGATCTGTAAGACCAGTAATTACCTATGCTTTCTTTGGACTATTCGCTACAATTGAAATTACTCTTTTAATGGAAGCACTTGAAAAAGGAACCGATTTTTCTGAAGCAATTCAGTTATTGTGGGATGAAGATACAAAGGCAATCTTTGCTGCAATCATTTCATTCTGGTTTGGTTCAAGAGCTATTGACAAGGCAAGGAAGAAATAATGAAGAAAGAACAAATGAGAGACTTACTACTTACAGCTGTGCGTAAGCATGCTGAAGGCCATATAGATAAACGTATTGCAAACATTGAAGTGTATCTTGCAAATCCAGCTGGCATCGGTGAGCACTCAGATATCATTGAAGCAATTGAGATCGAACTAAAAGCTATGGCTGAATACGACGATCAACTTGAAATGATTCAAAAATATTTTCTATAAAAATGTCATTTAGCGGATGTACATTCTTCGCTAAATGATATATAATACTACCATCAAATAAATTTTATCACAACAACCTCTGTTAGGGGCTGCAATGGCTATTACACTCAATCTTAAGAAAGATGAGCTACTTACTGATTACTCTGTAGGCATGCTCAAAGATTTTTATCTCCGTGATGATGAGAAATCACCACAGCACGGATATGCTCGAGCTGCAGAAGCTTGGGCCACATACGAAGGCGAGACCGACTGGGATCTTGCACAACGTTTATATGATTACGTTTCAAACAAATGGTTTATGTTTGCTTCTCCAGTATTATCAAATGCACCAAGTAAATCACAGCCAGACAAGGGTCTGCCTATTTCGTGTTTTCTTACATACGTTCCAGATTCTTTGGAAGGTTTGATTTCTCATACTTCTGAGCTTCGATGGCTATCTGTGTTTGGTGGTGGTGTAGGTGGACATTGGTCAGATGTACGTACAGTATCTGATAAGGCACCAGGTCCTATTCCGTTCTTACATACGGTTGATGCTGATATGATTGCATATCGTCAAGGTAAAACTCGTAAGGGTTCTTATGCTGCATACATGGATATATCACATCCAGACATTGTTGAGTTCTTGAACATGCGTATTCCTACTGGCGATGTACAAAGAAAAGCACTTAACTTACATAATGCTTTGAATATTACTAATGACTTTATGGAAGCTGTTACTAATAACACAGAATGGGATCTTAAAGATCCAGCAAGCAGCGAAGTAGCAGAGACAGTTAATGCTCGTAAACTGTGGGAAAGAATTCTTGAAGTACGTTTTCGTACAGGCGAGCCATATCTTAATTTTATTGATACTGCAAACGAATATCTGCCGCAGCCTTTAAAGGATCAAGGACTAAAGATTCACGGATCAAATCTGTGTAATGAAATCCATCTTCCTACTAATGATGATCGTACAGCTGTTTGTTGTTTGTCGTCTCTAAATCTAGAACTATACGAAGAGTGGAAAGATACGAATATCATTGAAGATCTTATCACTATGCTTGATAACGTTCTCGAATATTTTATCTGGAATGCACCCGATGCTATTTCAAGAGCACGTTATTCAGCGGCAAGAGAAAGATCTATTGGTCTTGGTGCTATGGGATTCCATTCGCTATTGCAATCTCAAGGCGTAGCATGGGAATCAGATCTTGCACGTGAAATCAATGAGGTTGTATTCGCTACCATTAAAGATCGTGCTGTCAAACAATCTAGAGCTTTGGCAGAGACAAGAGGTGAATATCTAGACGGTGAAGGTTCAGGCGAGAGAAATTCTCATTTGCTTGCAATTGCACCCAATGCAAGTTCTGGTATTATTCTTTCAACATCACCGTCTATTGAACCACTCAAAGCAAATGCATATACACACCGTACGCGTGCGGGGTCATTCCTCGTAAAGAACAAGTATTTGGAAGAAGCACTTGAAAGGCATGGTATAAACAATGAAAGTATATGGACGTCTATCATCACAAAGAAAGGCTCTGTACAACATTTACCGGAGCTTACAGAACAGGAAAAGGCGGTGTTCAAAACTGCACAAGAGCTCGACCAAAACTGGGTTGTCACACATGCAGCAGACAGACAAAAATATATCTGCCAAGGACAATCAGTCAACCTCTTCTTCCCGTCTGGAGCAGAAAAATCATATGTCAATAGAGTGCATATCAAGGCTTGGAGAGATGGGCTAAAAGGTCTATACTATCTTCGTACTGAAGCAAAACAAAGAGCTGAAACAGTATCCGATAAAGTAGAACGTCATGTTTTACAAGAAGATACTCGTTCTATTGTGTACGGTAGAGACACATGTCCATACTGTGCTAAATCAAAAGAAGAACTATCACTACGTGGTATTGTGTTTGACTTCATCAATCTAGATGATATTGGTAAAACTGCTGCAGAAGTTACAGGCAGAAAAGTCAAGACTGTACCACAAATTTATATCGAAGGACAATACGTCGGTGGTTATGATGAGCTGATGGCTTATCTCAATTCACCATTAACAATTCAAGAAGGCGATGAATGCCGAGCATGCGAGGGATAACATGGGATTACTAGAAGCATCAAAAACATACAAACCTTTTCTCTATCCATGGGCGGTAGAGTTAACAAAGAAACACGAAGAAATCCACTGGGTAGAAGATGAAGCCGAGCTATCGGAAGATATTCAGGATTGGAGAACAAAACTAACTGCAGACGAAAAAGAATTTATTACTCAAGTTCTTAGGTTGTTTACTCAGTCAGACGTTCAGGTTGGAGAAAACTATTACGAACTATTGATTCCTAAGTTTAAGAACAATGAAGTACGTAACATGCTTGGTTCGTTTGCTAACAGAGAGGCAATCCATCAGAGAGCATATGCCCTATTGAATGATACACTTGGTTTGCCAGACGAAGAGTTTCATGCATTCCTTGAGTATTCGGAGATGGCAGATAAGATCGAGTTCATGTCCGAAGGCAATCCAAATACTCTACAAGGATTGGCACTCATCAAGGCACAGTCGGTGTTTAATGAAGGTATGTCACTCTTTTCATCGTTTGTAATGCTGCTTAACTTCCAGCGGTTCGGTAAGATGAAGGGTATGGGTACAATCGTAGAATGGTCTATTCGCGATGAGTCAATGCACGTACAAGGTATTGCTAAACTCTTCCGCGAGTTCTGTGACGAGCATCCACGGATTGTTAATGATGAGCTTAAGTCTAAGATCTATGAGATGGCGAAGAATGCAGTGAAGCTTGAAGATGCATTTATTAAATTAGCTTATAACGGTAGTGAAGAAATGCAAGGCCTGCATAAACAAGAAGTTCGTGACTATATTCGTCACATTGCTGATCGCCGCTTGTTGCAACTAGGAATGAAACCTATCTTTAAGCAAAAGGATAATCCACTACCTTGGTTGGATTGGGTACTCAACGGTGCATCTCATGATAACTTCTTTGAGAAGCGTGTAACCGAATACTCAGTCAACGGTATGGAAGGTGACTGGGGCTGGGACAAGGTAGCATAATGGAGTTTAAAATCGAATGCGAAGAGTGTGAGGAAACAACTTACATTACAGCTGATGATTCTCCTGAATTTTGTCCAATGTGTGGTAGGCGATGTATTGCTGAAGCCCAGGCCGCAGGTGAGGAAGACTGGATTAAGGACGAATATGATGAATAAATATTCGTATGTGGACATATGAAAATAAACCCTTTGACGAAGCCCCTGATGAATACCAGGGCTTCGTTTATCTCATCACAGAGCTGGATACAGGTAAGAAGTATATCGGTAAAAAGAACTTCTGGCGGCCTAAGACATTACCAAAGAATTCAAAGAGAAATCGAAGAATACGAACGAGAGTTGAATCCGACTGGAGAGACTACTATGGATCTAGCAAAGAAGTGCAACAACTTGTCGAAGACAAAGGAACAGAAAACTATTCCAGAGAAATCTTACATCTTTGCAAGTCTAAAG